TCAACAACTGGAGGGTTACGAAAACCACATTAAGATTAGGTAGTAGAATTATTGGCAAGTGTATGATGGGTTCAACATCAAACTCTTTAGATAAAGGTGGTAGAAACTTTAAAAAACTATATGATGAATCAGATGTTACAAAAAGAAACCGCAACGGACAGACTAGTTCGGGATTATATTCTTTGTTCATACCTATGGAATGGAACTACGAAGGCTACATTGATTCTTATGGCTTACCTGTATTCGACACTCCCGACACAGAAGTACCTGGACCACAAGGAGAGTTTATTGATCTTGGAGTCATTGAGTATTGGGAAAACGAAGTTGATGGCTTAAAAGACAATCAAGATGCTTTAAATGAGTTTTACAGACAGTTTCCAAGAACTACAAAACATGCATTTAGAGATGAATCTAAATCTTCTTTATTTAATCTAACAAAAATATATCAACAAATAGATTTTAATGAAGATCAAAATAATAAAACATTAATTACTCAAGGTAATTTTATGTGGGAAAATGGAATTAAAGATACAAGAGTAGTATTTTTTCCTAGTAATCAAGGTAGGTTCTATATAACTTGGGTTCCTGATAAAAACTTACAAAACAGATATATAGAACGAAATGGTATTAAATATCCTGGTAATGATCATATAGGCGCTTTTGGTTGTGATCCATATGATATATCAGGTACAGTAGATAAGCGAGGTTCTAACGGAGCGTTACACGGACTTACAAAGTTTAGTATGGAAAACGCACCAGCTGATCACTTTTTTTTAGAATATATAGCAAGACCTCAAACTGCTGAAATATTTTTTGAAGATGTATTAATGGCTTGTGTATTTTATGGTATGCCAATACTTGCAGAAAATAATAAACCAAGGCTTTTATATCACTTTAAACGTAGAGGTTATAGAGGTTTTGCAATGAATAGACCTGATAAACTTAGAAACAAATTATCAGTAACTGAAAGAGAAATAGGTGGTATACCTAATTCTAGTGAAGATATAAAACAAGCTCATGCTGCTGCTATTGAATCTTATATTGAAACAACTGTAGGATTTAACGGTGATACTTATGGTGACGTTTATTTTCAACGTACACTAGAAGATTGGGCTGCTTTTGATATTAATAATAGAACAACTCATGATGCTTCTATTAGTTCTGGTCTTGCTTTAATGGCGTGTAATAAAAATAGATATGCTCCAGTAAGTAGAAGAAAGCGAGATCCAATTGATCTTGGAATTAAAAAATATGATAATCGAGGTTCGTTATCAAAAATAATTAAGTAAATGAATATATATACAAATGCCTATAGCGCTTTTCCTAGCCAAGTTGTGCCGGATGCAGAAAAATCTTCGTTAGAATATGGAAGACAAGTAGCACAAGCTATTGAAGGCGAGTGGTGGAGACAAGGTGGTAATGGCACTAGATTTGCTACATCATTTAACAGGTTTCATAGTTTAAGATTATACGCAAGAGGTGAGCAACCAGTTCAAAAATATAAAGATGAATTAGCTATCAATGGTGATATGTCTTATTTAAATTTAGACTGGAAACCAGTTCCTGTAATATCTAAATTTGTAGATATAGTAGTAAATGGTTTATCTAATAAATCTTTTGAAATAAAAGCATTTGCACAAGATCCAGTATCTTTAAAAAAGCGAACTGATTATGCTAATGCTATTATGCACGATATGTTAGCTCAACCTTATTTACAAAACCTAGAAGCTAATTTAGGTGTAAATAATTACAAAAGTACAACACCAACAGCTTTACCAGAAAATCAAGAAGAGCTAGATCTTCACATGCAGTTAAGCTATAAACAATCTATAGAAATAGCTGAAGAAGAAGTTATAGATAATACTCTTGCTAAAAATAGATTTGAAAATATAAAGAAAAGATTTAATTATGATTTAGTTACGTTGGGTATTGGTGCTGTTAAAACAGACTGGAATTTAGCTAACGGTGTAACAGTTGATTATGTAGATCCTGCTAGATTAATATATTCTTACACAGAAGATCCAAATTTTGAAGATATATATTATGTAGGTGAACTTAAAGCTGTTACTTTACCAGAAATAGCTAAACAATTTCCAGAATTAGATGATGCTACACTAGAAAGAATACAAGAATATCAAGGAGATAAAACTTATATGTATGGATATGGTTATGGTCCATGGGATCAAAACACTATTCCATTATTATATTTTGAATATAAAACTTACAGTGATCAAGTATTTAAAATAAAAGAAACAGAATATGGTTTAATCAAAGCAATTGAAAAACCAGATACATTTAATCCACCGGCAAATGATAATTTTGAAAGAGTTGGTAGAACTATTGAAACATTATATAGAGGTGTAAAAGTATTAGGAACTAACATGTTGTTAAGATGGGAAATGTGTCCTAATATGACTAGACCTACTGCTGATACTACAAAAGTAGAAATGAATTATGCTATATGTGCACCGCGTATGTATAAAGGACGTATTGATTCTACAGTAAATCGAATAACAGGTTTTGCTGATATGATTCAAATAACTCATTTAAAATTGCAACAAGTAATAGCTAGAATGGTTCCAGATGGTGTTTTCTTAGACATGGACGGACTTGCTGAAGTTGATTTAGGTAATGGTACTAATTATAACCCAGCAGAAGCATTGAATATGTATTTTCAAACTGGTTCGGTAGTAGGTAGATCATTAACACAAGATGGTGAATTAAATAGAGGTAAAGTACCTGTTCAAGAGTTAGCAACAGGATCTGGTCAAGCAAAAATACAAAGTTTAATTAGTACATATAATTATTATTTACAAATGATAAGAGATGTGACCGGATTAAATGAAGCAAGAGATGGAACTTTATCTGATAAAGATACATTAGTAGGATTACAAAAATTAGCTGCTCAAGCATCTAATATAGCTACACGACATATAAATAATGCTAGTTTATATTTAACATTAAGAATATGTGAAAATATATCTAAAAAAGTTAGTGATATGTTAGATTTTCCTTTAACTGCTAATGCTTTAAAAAACAGTATAACAGCGTTTAATACTATAACATTAGAGCAAATAGATAAATTAAACTTACATGATTTTGGAATATTCTTAGATCTGGAACCAGACGAAGAAGAAAAAGCACAGCTTGAACAAAACATACAAGTTGCATTATCTAGTGGAGGAATTGATTTAGAAGATGCTATAGATATACGTCAAATACGTAATTTAAAATTAGCTAATCAAATGCTAAAACAAAAACGTAAACGTAAACTAGCAAGAGAAAGACAGATGCAAATGGAAATGAATCAACAACAAGCACAGGCAAATTCTCAGGCATCACAAGCAGCTGCTGAAGCTGAAGTTCAAAAACAGCAAGCTTTAACTAGTGAAAAAGTAAACTTTGAACAAGCTAAATCACAGTTTGAAATACAACGTATGCAAACTGAAGCAGAAATAAAACGCCAATTAATGGCAGAAGAATTTAATTATCAGTTGCAACTAGAGCAATTAAAAACTCAAAGAGAAACTGATCGTGAAAAACAAATAGAAGATCGTAAAGATAAAAGAACTAGAATAGCTGGTACACAACAAAGTCAAATGATTAGTCAAAGAAAAAATGATTCTTTGCCTATAAATTTTGAGCAACAAGGTGGTAATTTTATGATCTAGTATTAATTATTTAATTATATTATATTATGGCAGATAAAAAAGCGGCCGTAGAGGTCAAACAAGAAGGTGAATTTACTTTAAAAGGTAAAAATTTACCTAAACGTAAGGTTAAAGATCTAGGTAATACTAGTAAAGAACCTGTAAAAATGGAGATAAAAAAACCTGTAGAAGAAAAGGTTGAAACTCCTAAAATTGATTTAACTAAAAAAGAAGACAATGCCGTTCAAGAGCGAAAAACAGAGGAGATACCTGTGGGCAACAAACCCGAAGCTAGCAGAGAAGTGGACAAAGAAGTACGGGTCAGCAATACAGATGATAAAAAAGATTCTCCAGTCCAAGTAATTGAAGAAATAACAGAAGAAGTTAAACCAGTTGAAGTAAAAAAACAAACTGAACCAATAATTAAAATGCCTGAATTACCAGAAAATGTAGAAAAACTGGTAACATTTATGAATGAAACAGGTGGTACAGTTGAAGATTATGTAGAATTAAACAGAGATTATTCTAAACTAGATGATCAACAATTGCTACAAGAACATTTAAGAAAAACTAAACCTCATTTAGATTCAGAAGATATTAATCTTATATTAGAAGATTATAAATATGATGAAGAAATGGATGAGGAAAAAGAAATACGAAGAAAAAAGTTAGCTTATAAAGAAGCTGTTGCGTTTGCTAAAAAAGATTTAGAAAATCAAAAATCTAAATACTTTGCAGAAATAAAGCAAAGACCCGGCGTAACTCAAGAGCAACAAAAAGCTATGGACTTTTTTAATCGTTATAATAAACAGCAAGAAACTATAAAGCAGTCACAAGAACACTTTAAACAAGAAACTAATAATTTATTTAACAGTGAGTTCGAAGGTTTTGAATACACATTAGGTGATAAAAGATTTAGATATAAAGTTAAAGATCCTGCGACAATAGCTGAAACGCAATCAAATATTAAAAACTTTGTTGATAAATATATGGACAAAGAAGGAAATATTTCGGATGCTAAAGGTTATCATAAAGCTTTATATGCTGCGATGAATGCTGATAAACTAGCGTCTCATTTTTATGAGCAAGGCAAAGCTGACGGTGTTAAATCACTTGTTCAGCAGTCTAAAAATCCAGCTAATGACGAACCGAGGCAGGTTGCCAGTGGGGATGTCTATGTGGGAGGATTTAAGGTTAAAGCTATTAGTGGAGCAGATTCGTCAAAATTGAAAATCAAAAAACGAACATTTAATAATTAAAATTTAGAATTATGGCTTTAAACCCACAGTTTGGCTCGATCGTACCGAGTCAAGTACAGGAAGTCTTACAATCTAACTATTTACAGTGGACAGATCCTGCAGCAGCTGATTTTACATCATTTGCTCAACAGTATTTACCAGAGATCTACGAAGCTGAAGTTGAAAGATATGGTAACAGAACCTTATCAGGATTCTTAAGAATGGTTGGAGCAGAGCTTCCAATGACAAGTGACCAAGTAATCTGGTCTGAACAAAATAGATTACATATTGCATATGACGGACTTACATTAGCTGGTGCTAACGTGATCAACTGGACAGGTACTCCTGCCGACGCGATCAACGTTATATCTCCAGGAGCAACAATAGTAGTTATGGACGACTTTGGAAACGAAGTAAAATGTTACGTATCTGCTTCTACTCCAGGTGGTGCCGGTGTTGGTACTATTACTGCTGAACCTTATACTGCTGCAACTATTGCTGCTGCTGGTTTAGTTGGACTAGTAAAAATATTCGTCTATGGTTCTGAATATGTTAAAGGATCTACTACTCCTAATAACACAGCTGGTGCTGGTGCACCTGCTAATGGTTATATTAGTGTTGATCCAGCATTTACTCAATTCTCTAACTTACCTGTAATTATCAGAAACAAATACGTAGTAAACGGTTCTGATACTGCGCAGATTGGTTGGGTTGAAGTTTCAACTGAAGATGGAACTGGAGGATACTTATGGTATCTAAAAGCTGAGTCTGAAACTAGACTAAGATTTGAGGACTATTTAGAAATGATGTGTGTAGAAGGTGAATTAAACACAGGGGGTGCAATTGCTGCAAACTTAAAAGGAACACAAGGTTTATTTGCTGCTATCGAAGATAGAGGTAATGTACAAGTTGGTTTCGCTGCTGCAACAGGTATCACTGATTTTGATGATATCCTTAGAAACTTAGACACTCAGGGTGCAATTGAAGAGAACATGTTATTCTTAGACAGACAAACTGCTCTTGATTTTGATGATATGCTTGCTGCTATTTCATCTGGATCATCAGGTGGTACTGCTTATGGATTATTTGAAAACTCTGAAGAAATGGCATTA